CTGTACGCGACGAATCCGAAACTAGCGAAAAAGTACTCGAAGAAAACGTCGAAAAAACAGATGAAAAACCTACCGGAAAAGAAGTCTCCGACACAGTTCAAGATGAACAACCCGTTCTTGAAGAAGTAACTGAAGAAGAGGTTGAAGAGCAGGCAGAAGAATTAGCAGAAGAAGTTGAAGAAGCTGTAACTGAAGCTGAGGAAACTGGTAAAGCAATACCTGAAAATTTACAAAAAGTTGTAGATTTTATGGAAGAAACTGGTGGTACACTAGAAGATTACGTACGTCTTAATCAAGATTATTCTAGTTACGATGATATGACAGTTTTAAGAGAATATTATAAACAAACAAAAAAACATCTTACAGACGAAGAAATTACTTTTTTAATTGATGATTCATTTTCATACGATGAAGAAGTAGATGAGGAAAGAGAAATAAGAAAAAAGAAAATAGCGTTAAAAGAGCAAGTTGCCAACGCTAAAAGCCACTTAGACGGGCAAAAGTCTAAATACTATGAAGAAGTTAAAGCTGGAAGCAGGCTCACTAGTGAGCAGCAAAAAGCAGTTAACTTTTTTAATAGATATAACAAAGAAAGCAAAGAGAATAAAAAGATAGCGGACAAACAAACTAATACTTTTAAATTAAAAACT